TCTAAGTCTAATACCCCTTTGTTTAAATCCTGCAGGCATGTTTGAAAAACTTCCTGCATCTATCAAAGATCTTAATGTTGCAGTTGCAGTTTTAGAACCTGTAAAAACACTGGTAAAAGCATCTGAACCTCCTGTGCCTCCACCCGTTCCGTTTACCACTTGTAAACAACACTCCGACAAGGTTGCAGTAGTATCTGTTGTAAATCCTGTTGGAGAAGCTGTCTGCACAAACAGGGCTTTTGTCCCCGCTGCAAACTCTTCTACACCAGATAAACCTCCGCCATTTCCAACTAAAGCTGTGGCCTGAACCACACCATTTGCATTTAATTTTATATTATCTCCGACCTTAATTTGAGTTTTAGCAGATAAATTACCGAATGAATTTGCAAATAAATCAATGACTTTATTACCTGTACAGTATTGAATCGTATGAGCACCTTGAACAATAGCCACTCCATTTGCAGCATGTCCTGTGGGAGCCACTGTTAAGGTATGTGACCCAGTTGTATTGTTAAAAAATATGTAATTATTTTCGACAGCAGGAATGAATACCTTAATATCTCCTGTTAGAGCACCTGTAAATTCTATAACTTTGTTTGAGGATTCAGCATCAGGATCTGAATTAGCTGTTGTCAATGTGACATCCGCTGATCCTGCTACAGATTTAGATAAATATCCTGCATTAAAGGCGTCTACTACTTCTAAATTGTTATTTGTGTTGCTACCCCAAGTATTGGCATTTGCCCCTGTTTGTTGTTTTTCTAATTTTAAACTATCTGTATATGTACTACTCATTATTAATCCTTACTACATACTATAACATTTGCATGTTTTATGTCCATGTTGGGAACCGCCAAAGCCACTGATGGGGCTGATATATTTCCAGATACAGTAGCACTTCCTGAAAGTGGGTGAGTGTGTGAACCACTACCACCTGCTGAACCAGATGTTGATCCTGTATTTAGCGTCAATCCTGTTGCACCTGCGGGACCTCCTTGATATTTATAGTTTTGACTATTACCTTTATTACCTGAGTGTGAGTGAGATGGCAATTGAGGTGTTGATAAGGTTGTAGATCCGATGCTACCACCACTTACACTAAGAGGTGATATGTCTGCCGCAGCAGAGCCTGATGTATTTTTTGCAGCAAAAACATCTTGAAAATTATCTGATCCACCTGTTCCTGCGGTGCCTGATGTAATAACTCTTAAAGTTGCATTATTCAGTGCAGCAGCAGTATTTTGTGTCCATCCAGTTGGTGCTGAAGCTTCTAAAAAAACCATTTGTGTCCCTGCGTCAAGTGTAGTGACACCACTTAAACCTGAACCACTTCCTGTAAAAGAAGTTGCAGAAAGTTGACCATTTGCTTTTACTTGCACAGTTGAAGCGGCAACGTTAGTCAGTCCTTTAACACTTACTGTTCCAAGTGATTCAGCAAATAAATCTACTACTTTATTACTAGCATTATTATACATAATTGTATGTGCACCTTGAGTGATTGCAACTGCATTTGCTGAGTGACCTGTTGGAGCTATACTTAAAGTATGAGAGCCAGTTGTGTTATTGAAAAAAATATAATTATTTTCAACCGCAGGAATAAATACTTTTATGTCACCTGTTAAAGCTCCCGTAAATTCAATTATTTTTTTTGAGGCTTCCGCAGTAGGATCAGCATTGTTTGAAGATAAAGTAATGTCCGCTGAACCTGCTACTGATTTAGCAAGATAACCTGCTCCAAAAGCATCAATTGTTTTTAAATTATTATTAGTATTAGTGCCCCAGGTATTAGCATTTGCCCCTGTGGCCATCAATTCTAATTTCAATCTATCTGAGTATGTACTTGCCATTTTCCATTCCGATTATAATTTTTTTTGTAAATCTATCAATATTATTATGCTGCATCGACCTCAGTCCAAGTATTGCTTGCCCCAGTGACCACCTTTGCCCATGGGGTAGAGAAAGGATTACCTGTGACACTTGTCAAATCAAGTCCTGTTAAGTTAACTACAGCACCTCCTGATACAGATTCCTCTCCCTGAGCAAAAGATAAAGCTACCGTAGAAACACTTACAATTACGCCTGTTCCAACCTCAACGGTCTCAGTTCCTGTGGTAAAACTTGAAGCTAATCCTGTCGGTTGAACGAGAGCATCTGCTTCTACAGTTGCTGTTCCTAAGGTTGTAGTTGCGGAAACACTTACAGGATCCACTTGGGTGAAAATGTCAATTACAGGAGTTCCAATAGAAAAGTCTAATTGATCAGAAGGTGCAACAACTGCTACACTCCCCTCACCAGAAACAGTCGCTCCTGATAAAGCTACGCTTACTAATTGACTATCTAGAGTAACAAGAGATGTTCCTGTTTCAGTGGTATCACCTAGAGCACTTGTCATCTCTAAGCCTGTCACAGAAACTATGACACCTGAACCTACTTCAACTGTCGGAGTTCCTAAATCCGTAGACATCGTCACACTCGTGACGTTAGTAATAAATTCTATGTTTTCATTCCAAGCAAATGATCCCCAATTATTTCTACCCCAACCTGCATCAACTGTCCCTGACGCAGTTTCTGTTCCTAAACCAAAAGAAGTGGATAAACTACCAAGAACAACACCCGCACCTTCTTGAACTAATACTCCTGATAATTGTGTTTCAAATGAAACACCTGTGGGAGATATGACGTGTTCTGCTTCAGCTAATACAGAGCCTAAAGCAGAAGTTGTTTGAAGTGAATCTAATGTAACTAGACAATCAGCTTCGACACTTTCCGTGCCTAATGCTGTTGTAGTTGATAATCCTGTGACAGATACTGTTATGGAGCTTTGTTGACCCCAAAAGCCTTGCCCCCAGGTACCTTCACCCCAAGCATCTGCCATGGTCTGTTCTCCTTATATTAAGATAATCTTAATATAGCACTTGAAGCATCATTCGTAGGAAATGCGATTGTAAATGTACCATTTGTTGATGTCTTAACACTACCGAAATCAAGAACACAAATAGCTGCGTTAGTATTAGCTGATGATCTGTTATAGATTAAAGCTGCTTGAGCAGATATTGTTGCTGATGTAAAACTTGCGTTTGCAAAATCAACAAATGCTGTTGAAGCTGTTGCGCTAGTTGCTGTTAAGCCAATGGTTGGACTTGTTAAAGTTATACCACCTGCTGCGTATGTTCCTGATGCACCAACTTCGTTTGAAGTTGTGTATGCTGTTGTGTTTCCATTTAAAGTTGCAGAGCTTGTGTAGAGAGCAAGATTGATTGTATCGTTATCAATATCATGATCGCCCGCTAATAACTCTTTTTTAAATGAAGCACAAACTGCTTGATTTATTGCCATTTTTAGTTACCTCCCTTAGGGTCCATTGATGTTAGAGGAATTCGTAATACGCCATCGACATACTCATCCCTACGTTTTCTTCCCATCTGCTCATCAGCGAATAACTTTAGTGCAGACGTAAACTTTGCTTCGTATAATTGCATATCTTGAATATTTTTCAAGAAAGAATAAGCCTCTACTAATGTTCCATATAAAAGAACTTCAGGGGCATTATTAGATAAAAAAGTAGTTGTTGAAGTAGATCCTGATCCATTACCTAGTCGTTCTGGTGTTTCATTGTACCACATTTCAACAGTATAAGCCGCATCAGGAGTGGGTGCTACCATAAGAGTTGTACTATCCCAATTTGCCCAATATTTTGGCTCTCCTGTAAAATTTGCGTCTGAGGTTGACCTTTCAACAGCATACTCATCAATAAAAGTAGTATCTACTTGTTTTAACCAAACAATTGTGCCATCTGTTTTATGTAATTGTAATCCTCTAGCAAATCTAAAGCCACCTTCTGGCCCAGATACATCAATAAAAGAATTATTTATTTCAAGAGATGTTGTAGCATATCTTCTTTGACTATCTGAATCTATAGCTCTATCAATTTTATTTTCAACATTAGTAATAAAAACATTTATGATTGAATTTGATAAGACATCACTTGTCACTTCAGTATAATCTCTTACATTTGTTAATAATTCACTATAATTCATGATATTTCTACACTCACTCTACCCAACTTTGTTCCTATTATCAAGGGTCTACTAGGTGTTGACGGGAGCATTCCTTGACTGTTAAAAAAGGTATCATTAGGAGCACCTGCTGTCACAGTCATTGCTAACTGGACTTGAGGTCTAGGATTTTCTAAGGCTTCTGCATCTGCACTAGCATAAGGTGGTTCAAGTTGTGGATGTTTTGGTTCATAACATTCTTGACAAACTAGAAGTCCATTCCACTCTTCCTTGAGCTCTAAATAATCTACTTCAAATCCACATCGATCGCATATAGCTTCTGAATATTTTCCTACTGCATATGCCATTATACACCTGGATAAAAATTCTTTGGAACAATATTTACAGATGTAGATTGTGAATCTTCAGTAATAGCTCTTGCTAATTCTGATTCATATCTTCTTTCCAACTCACCTGATAATGCAGGATTTACTTCTTGAGATAGGTAATAAGCTAGTCCTGATACCATACAAGGTAAAAATCTAAAAGGAGCATCAGGTGTGTTTGTATATTTACCCACATCCTCAATCCTTTGTACATACCAATAATTAATTTGTGTATCAGTTGTATCAGGTGTTAGATAAGTTGTTATTGTTACGTTTGATAAATTCCTTTGCACATAAAATTGTGTCGGTGTTCCTGTTGATTCTTTATTTGGAATATTTTGATATTCAGATCTAGAAATCTTTGTCATTGTTGTATCAGTTTGATTTCCTCCAGTTGTTTGTCTAAATACCATTTCTAAAATATCATCAGCGTTGGAAGGTGCTGTATATTGATTAGTTGAAGCAGTTAAATTCTGTGTGTGATTTTGCACTTTCCATAAACTATATCCTCTATTTGCCCACTCAGAGAACAACAAATTTAAATTATCACGTGCAGCTTCTAAATCATAACCTGTGCGTAATGATTTTCCTGCTCTTCGATAAGCTCTTTCTATAACCTTATCAATTTCTAAATTAAATGTTGTTGTTCCTGATGTGGCCATTCTTTACTTTTTCTTTTTTGCTGTTTTTTTCTTTTTTTTGACTACTTGCTTTTTCTTGGCCATTCCGCCACCACGCATTTTCATCATCATACCGCCGCCACGCATTTTTTTCATCATACCGCCGCCACGCATCATTTCCATTTTTTTTCTCATAATAGCCTCCTTACTTAAAAAGCTTTTTATATAATTGTTGTCTAGACAGCACTACATCATCGTAATACTCTTTTGGCCATTTGTCATAATAACCCATACGTTTTAATCTATCAGATGCCTCATATAATTGCGAGAACTTTTGTATTAGCATCATAGAAAAATCTATTGTTGATCTAGGTAAATTTGACTGATCTCCAGTAGGATTTAAAAGAAACTCTTGATCTTGTTCTGTAGGTGGATTTTTTGGATGAAAGCCCAAAAAGTAAATATCTTTTTTGTTATACTGATTGTTAAAATTATCTATTATTTTTTGAAAAGCATTCAAGCTGTATTCTTTAAAAAAAACATCACAAAAAATTAGGATTTCTTTCTTTTCAAAATCTATTTTTTTCACATATGTATGTAAATCTCGTGTATATCCCTTATCAGGATTCCTATGTTGAATATCAACTTTATCCTCAGTCCAGGCTTTTTTTGCGTAGGGACAAGCAGGTAGCCTATTTAGATGTATATTAGGTACCTCTAAATAATGTTCTGACCAAAGTCTTACCTCTTTAGATATTAAATCTTTAGTTTTTTTTGAAATCAATAGTCAATTGTTTTTATTAAAAACTCTTCTATCCACATAACTCTGTCATCCATTTGAAGAATTTTTTCTTTTATAACAGCTATATCTTGTTGCATTTTTGCAACACTGTCTGCCTTCTTTTCTACTGCATTAAGACGTTCAGACCACATACCCCATGTCATGGCTAAAGTGCCAAATAACACTAGATATGGTAAAACTGTTTTAATTTCTAATTTCATTTTTTACAAATACACTCGTAATCTTCACAACATTTACACACGGTATACTCCTATTTTGTTTTTGCACTCATACCACTTAAAGGGTTATTTAGTGCTTTGTCAACGCTTAATTCAAGATTTTCTTCTATAAGTTTTAGCTCATCCATAAGCTCTCTAGTATCTTCTTTTTGTCTATCCTCAACATCATTTACAATCTCAGTGATATGACGCACGTCTTGCTCCATATTGCGAAGATCTGTTTTAAGGTCGTCTTTAAGTTCCCTACTAACATTACTAATTAGGTTTATTTCTTCTAAAACTATATCAAGCTCACTTTTTAAACCTTCAACCTTTTGTGAAACAATCTCCATTTGTGCGTTTGTGCTACTCTCTACAAGTGCAATCTTCTTATCAAAACCAGAAAGGTCTGGCTCGGTATACTCCAAAATTTTTTCCTTCATTGAAAGATAGTCCGAATAAAAATTAAAAACTGCCCATGCACCTGAGCCTAGGGCACCTAAAAGGGTAAGAATGGCGAACACCTTCCCCCCAGATACCTTCATCCCCGCATACTCAATACTGGGCATCTATCATCTCCTGGATTGTATTATCTTGAGCCATGTTAAACAACATACCATACTGATCATCTATTGTCTTGTTTAAATACTCTGTAACGTTCGTATCAACTATTGTGGATTGTGCATCAAAGAAAGTTTTTGTATTACCTAATATTTGCATAACAATTAAAGTTTTTGTTTGTGCAGCGTCATCATATCTTGCCTTATCATCAATCTTCTTAACAATTTTGGTGGCAGCTTTTTCTTTCTTTGATACTTTAGGCTCTGATGACTTCTCTTCTTCTACCGTTTCTTCTGGATCTTCTTCTTTTTGTGCTGTTTGCGGTTGTTCTTGTTCTGGTTCCTGTGATTCTTCTTGAGGTTCTTCGGTAATTTCTTCTTCGGGTTCAGCTTCAACAACTAGGACTTCTTCCATCTCCATTTCAATTTCCATCTCAACTTCTGTTTCTACTTCAACAATTTCAACCTCTGGCTCAGGTAAATTTATTTCAATTTCAGCTATTTCTAATTCTACACTTGCAACTGTTATTTCTTCTACAGGAGCTTCAATCGGAGTAAATTCTATTTCTCCCTCATTCATGCTTACATCATTGAATTCAAAAACTTCTTCAACAAAGTCTAATTCAACGGAATCAAAGAGATTAAGGTAATATATTTCTTCAATAGTTGTAATTTGCTGTGTGATAATAGTATTTATCACATTGTAAAAAACATTAATTGTGACATCGTCAAATAAGGGACCTATGGCAAGGTTTATATCTCTTCCACCTACCTCAACTGTTATTTTATTTAAAACGCCACTGAAATCGAAAGTCCCGTCATATGACTGATAACCTGAGGCAACTCCACTCTCAGACAGTACATCAGTTCCTGAAAAGACTGTGTTGCTACCATCAGTTCCTGTAATGTGCATGTAGATTCGATCTTGAGCATCTCTTTTATCAACCTCAATTGTATATTTTACTTGCCCACCCTTATCTATTTGTAAATCTGAAATGTCAATGTTTTGTATTATAAAAGTTGTACCCATTCCAGACACACCCATTATTGATGTATTGTTTCCTGATCCTGTAATCTGTGCACACCTATCGGCACCTAACTCACCACAAGTATTTCCACTAGGTATACTAGCAGGACCTTGCCCACCCCAATCTATGTTCATGGAACCGTCATCAACAGATGTCACATAACCATTATTACTATCTAAAATATTACCAGAATCTTCATTAGTGACAGTCGTGGTTGTTGTGGTGGTTGTCGTTGTTGTGGTTGTAATTATTTCTGTGCCTTTATCTTCTTCAGTTATAACGACACTCTCTTCTTCAGTAATTGTAACTCCTGGAGTGCAAAGACCTTCAATGTCAGGTAAACAGTCTGCTTTAGAATAAGAGGATACCAGTAGTAAGAACAAACAAAGCTTTAAACAAACTAGCATTTTGTGCATCACTAAACTCCTTTGGTTCTGGTTTATTAGCAGCAATATATTCTAGTTTATATCTACTACCGTCTGGAATCTTATCTGGATTTGCTTCCCAATATGCGGCAGCTTCCGCCCCGATGAGTCCTTGAACAGGGCACGGGGTCCCTGCATCCATCATGCTTGTCCAAACACGGGGGTCCTGACATAGTAGGGCCACCGCCGAGACTTTCATGCCAAAAGCATATTGGCTGCGACTAAGCTTAAGAAGTTGACACAGCTCATCGTCTATTAGAACGCCTGTAGCAATACCTAAGACATTATTTTGAACGGCACCGCCCACACCAACTTTACAAATATCACTATTTGAGTTCGGTAGAACCGGTGCATTCGCTGTTGGGGGTGTATTGTTTACTACCGTACTCGACACGGTATTGGTCTCAGCGTAGGATTTTTTTTGAAAACCTAAAAAAAGAACAAAAGTTATTAAGATTGCTGAAATTAACCACATAAACCAATCTTGTTTCATCTAACACCTCCATCTTTTACGAGCTTGTCTTAATCTTGAGTTAGGATCTTTTGCTGCTTTGGGAAACTTTTTCATTTGTCCTGCACTTCTAGCACAGAACGATTTTCTTCTTTTTGCTGCTTTTGAACCAGGTTTTACTTTACCTGTCACAGCAGTTTTTAATTTAGAACCAGGATTTTCTCGTCTATAACGAGCGACACCTGCTTTAGTCATTCCCGCCCCACTTTTGGTGGAGCGGAAATATTTTTTTGTTTTAGGTGGTTGCTTATCTTTAGCCATTACTAAAAATACAGGTTAATGAAGTAATGTTTGTTAATGTAGCATGGATTTTTGTCTGAAATCTAATACCGCTATCACCTATGTAAGTTTCAACCATTTGAGTTGCACTTGCAGGTGTATCAATATCAAATCTAGTTTC